AACCCTTTCAGGGATTGAAACGAAATAACGGTCGGATGGATCGACGAAATCTTAAATCGCAACCAACACTAAACCCTTTCAGGGATTGAAACAACGAACGGACTGCGTGAAGTGATTGAACATAAGTCTACTCGCTTCATTAGCACGGGCGATCGTAGCGTTGGCAGGATTGAAGATATGGAAGAATTTCTAGCTAAAACTACTCAATTCAATCGCCGGGGGGGTCATTAATGCCAAGAAGAGGAATCCGAAAACAAAGTTCGCCTTTTAATGCCGGATTATCTGGTACTGGTACTTTACCTCGCCCTAAGATTATTCCCCCTCCCCCCCCTCCAAAAGATCCGGTGGGTGATCAAATTCGCGACTATAGACGTGTCCAGCAGGTCGATGCTGATCTTCGCAAGCAGCGAGATAACAACAGTAACCGTAATGCGATCGCACGGGATAAGGCGGCGATCACGGGTCGCAGTGCTGCCCAAAGCTCCTTACAAAGACAGAAAGATTCTGCTGCACATTCAAGGCAACAAAGTAAGTCAAGCAAGCCTGATACATCACTCCAGCGATCGCGTGAAACCAATGCATCTAGGGAACGTATTGCTACCCTTAATGCTCGATCGCGTGAAAAGGTGGCAGGGTCTAAAAGCAGTGGCTCATCTGGTGCTAGCTCATCTGGCGCTACTCGCGGTGACGGTGGGGCGGCGGCGGCGGCTCGTATTGTTGCGGCTCGGATCGGCTCGGATTCTAAGGCGCGATCAGATGCATCTAGGGAACGCTCTGCTACTGCTAATGCTAATGCTAAGGTCAGTGCTGCGGGCTTGGCTGCTCTTGCTAAGGCTTCAAGCGGTCGTCAAGCTTCCGATACTAGGCGGGCTGGAACTGATCAGGCTAACCCGCAGGCTAACTCTCAGGCTGACGCACAGCAGAAACGCATTGAACTGTCTAATCCATTTGGTTCTCCCCGTACAATGTCTGGCGGTTCCGCTCGTATGGTGCTTCAAGAAGCGGGGCGATCGACTGGCTTCACTACAGGTACAACAGGCGGCGGCGCTGGTACATCAAACCTCAGAACAGGTACCAGCACTAGCACTAGCACTAGCACCCGTATCACTGATCACAGCAATCCACAGGATAACCCGGCGCTGGCGATCGCACGAGAGAACAACACTGCTAGCGCTGCTCGTCAAGCTGCCAAAATTGCTGGTGACGATCGTGCCCGACAACTGGAACGCGATCGCCCACAGATTGCAACCAATGCAGAAGAAGACTTAAGGAAGAAAGCAAGAAAGGCGGCGCTGTCTGTCTTTAACTCGGCGCGTCCTGGTATGAACCCTACTGCTGGGTAGATGGTGCAGACCGACTAACCCAATCCCTCAAGCGATCGCATATATCATTACTCGTGTGTCCGTCCCACTCTGGAGCGTATTCAATCTCAGGGGCGGGGCATAAATTCCACATAGAATTGGGCAGATGATATGTAATAACCCCTGGGCATAAATCACACCCTGCAATAAAATAGTCTTCGTAACTCGACCCGTCATAGTGCAGGCGGCTCTTATATGCGCTTGAACTGTGCTGGATAAGCAAGGCAAAGAACAACAAATGGCGATGCTTGTACAGCTCATCAAATGTGTGGTATCCATCAGAAACCTGACCAGTCTCGCGGGTTATCACCCTCAGTTGTCGCGTTCCATCCATTGTGTTATGAGGATTAAGCGCGACAGAATATTCTTGAAAATCAGGGATTAAAACTTCCATAGTGCCTCAATGTAGTTTGTCTACCCAGACTACCCCACTGCCGCATGATTGTTGGATGGCATAATGAAACTGCGATCGTAATAATCGCAACAGACACCGAACAGGGCAACGTTCTACCAGCGATGCCTTTTTTTTTGTTTTGTGCCTGGGCGTGTGTATACACCATCGAAATGCCTCGCGCCTGCCCCAACCCAAATCACCCCCAGAATTCTGGTGATCGGGGTTGGTGGCTGGGAACCATAGAATAGATTGTTGGTATGCCTGCCAATAACCCACCCATAATCTGAGCCAAAGTGCCTAGAACTCCTCAAACAAATGCAGATAAAGCGATCGCCAAGCTATCTGCCGAACAGCGAGACTATCTGCGATCGCTCTGCATCCAACATGCCAACGCAACCGACATTCATCGCTGGCTTTTGCAGCATGCGCCTGCCCTGAGCTACGATAGCGTTCTGACTTGGTACAACCGAGAATATCCGGCTGGGATTGAAGCTGTTACCGTAAATGCCCTGATTGCTGAGGCGAACGGGATTAACTGTGTGGATGCCCATGCTGCTAGCTTGGCAATTGTGGTCAAGATGACCAGCAATATTGCCAACAATATTATTAACGTCCGCGATTTGTCGCCGTCGCTGCTGAGTAACTTGGTAGACCTACTGCGTGAACAGCGTCAGAGTGCCCAAGCGCTGCACAATACGCAACGATTGCAAGACCGCAAAGCCCTAATCCTAAGCGGCGGCTATCGCTTGGCAGAGCTATTGCTTAACCTCAGCCGAGATACAGAATCTTATGACGTGATTAAGGCTGTGCTGGATGGCGCGATCGCAAAACTGGAAAGTGAGGTGTAAAGTGACCAAATCAATCAAACTGACGGACGTTGCCCGTTTCTACATAGCCAAACCGCATCAAGTCGCGGCGCTTGCTTACCTTCAGACTCAGATTCCGGCTGAAGCGCTAAACCGTTTCGCTGAACTGTGGCGTAATGACCCGGCTCCGATCATTTCTATGCACCAAGCAACTGCAATCTTTGGGCGATCGCCTACATCACTTCAACTTTTTGACCTCAATGCTTGCCTTGAGCGGTTCGAGATAAATACTACTTTGAGGATGCGACACTTTCTTGCTCAGGTCGGGCATGAATCGGGGGGGTTGCGACATACCAAAGAAATTGATCCTGGTTGGTATATCCGAAAAAAGTTTAAGCTGCCTATGGTGGTAGATGTAGACGGTAAATATATGTATCGTGGGGCTGGGTGGCTCCAAATGTCTATGCCAGAGAATTATTTAGCTTTTGCTAATTACATGGGCGATCCTAAAATCTATGATTTAGGGTGTCCATACGTAGCTGAAACCTATCCCGGTACAGCATCAGGATTTTGGTGGATGATTAATGGCATGAATGCAAGATGCGATCGCGGTGATAGTGTGGAGCAAATCTCTCGCATGGTCAATCTCGGTGGTGGGGCGGGTGAGATCAATGGATTGAGCGATCGCATTGCCTACTATGCCAGGGCATCTGCTGTCTTGGGTTAATTAATGCCCGTTCTAGCAGACTATACTCGAAGCCGATATAGAACTCGTCAACCCCGAACAGCGCGGCAACAGATCACCTTGCAAGCGGTTGCCGCGCGGGATGACCTTGGTATTTTCGGTGAATATGTCGCTGGCAAAATTCCGGCAGATCATCACAAAGAATGGTTGCCGCTGCTGTGTGGCGATGATGAAAAAGTATCTATCCTGTCGCCTCGCGGGAGCGCTAAGAGTACCTGGCTAGCGCTAGATGCAGCTTGGGAGATTGGTAGAGCGCCTGATATTCAGATCATCTACGTCGGCTATAGCGAAAGCGTTGCACTAAAACAGAGTCGCTTAGTGAAGCGGTTGCTTGAGTCCAAACGGTACCAAGAAGTATTCCCGCATATTCGCCCTGGCTCCCGCTGGAGTGACACAGATTGGGAGATTGATAAGTCACGAGCCGGGGTGACTAGCCTAGATAGCGACTATACCTTTTATGGGGTGGGTGCCCTGGGCAGTATCACCAGCCGCCGATCTGACCTGATTTTATTTGATGACTTAATTAAATCCAGCGCGGCGATCGCAAACCCAGAAATCCGCGAAAAGCTGATCATCAACATTGACGAGGTGATCATGCCCACTTTGATTCCGGGTGGCAGAGTCAGGAACATTGGAACACGATTCCGGCGTGATGACCTACACGCTACTAAGTTTACGGTTGACCAGGGCTGGAAGTTAATCGAACAAAGTGCGATCGTGGAAGGTCGGAGCTACTGGCCGGATCGCTTTAGCCTAGAATTCCTAGAGAATTTGCAGCAGCAGAACCCGATCACCTTTGCTTACCAATTCCAAAACGTCATCCCGCCCAATGATGATGAGGCGATCATTAAAGCAGAGTGGATCAAATATGGGGTGGTGCCCACTGCCTTTGATGAGCTACTAATGGGCGTGGATCTTGCTGCCAGTGAGAAGGAGAAAGGTGATTACACAGCAATGGTATTAATCGGGCGGGTCGGTAACCTCTATTATGTGGTGGAGGCTTTGCGCTATCGCATGGCTGGCAACCTGGAAAAAATCCGCCGTATCTGCGAGTTAAGAAAACAATATGGACAGTTTAAAATGGTAGTTGAGCGGGTTGCTTATCAAGCTAGTTTTGCTGGGGATTGGCGCGATGAAATGAAACGACGGCGGTTAAGCTGGCATTGCGGTGAGTACATCCCAAAAGGTGACAAAGACCAGCGGTTAGAGGGGATTAGCGGCATTTTTGCTAATGGCTTGGTCATCTTGAATCGCGATCGCCCTATGACTTCCTTAGTGTCGGAACTTTTAAGAACGGACTTAGAGCATGATGATCTCGCTGATGCCTGCGTGATTGGATTGGCTAGTTTGTTGAAGAAAGGCAAGCGATCGCCAAGTTTCGCTTAGGATTAAACAAGCCTTTTCGTCTTGCCATGCCTGCCGAATCTCAAGAGTCACAAATACGTATCAACCACTATCAGCAGATGGTGACGTTTGTCCGTGGCACTGGGGTAGAATTCATCCCGGCGCTGGACGAAAATGGTGTGAGGGCTACGTTCTTATCAAAGCTGATATCGGGTAACCGGTTAGAGCTAACGATTCCGCAAATGATCAGCCATATGATCGGCAAAGGGCGGCTATTGCTGGAGCTATACCCCAATGGCTATAGTCATCGGGTGCCTTACCGGATTCGTCACTACACGCCTGATTGCTACCGAATCGAACAGGATCAGTATGGTGATATATCAGCGGTGAAATACTGCTATTCCTACAAAGCAGTCGAGCCGGGTAGTCCGCCTAAGCTTAAGTGGGTGTGCCAGCGCGTGACATCTGCCTTAATTGAATCAGCGATATCAGACAATAAGCCAGACTTGGATCAGGAGATCCCGGCTGGAGTGCCCCCCGTTGAAAATCCCCTGGGCTACTTGCCCTATGTTGAGGTGTTGAACCCTCCTCCTGCTGGCGGCAATTTGGGAGAAAGTGACTTTGAGCAGATTCAATCTCATTTAGATATCCATGAGCAAGTCACGAGCGGCATTGTGGAGAAAATTCTAGAGTTTTGCTATAACCCGCTGATTACAAACAAAAGTGCTGAGTCGGTTTATAGCGGCATGTATGACACTCCAACGAATGACCGTAACTCGGTTGCTCATGCTAGTGGCTTCAGTTCCGCTGCTGCCCCTCCGATCAGAAAACATCGCAAGCTAAAGAAAGTGTTCGGCGATTTTGAAAATGACGATCGCCTGGAGCAACTGCAAATCAATCCGGTGCCAACGGATCATCAAAAGTTTTCTGATCAGTATGAGCAACAGCTAAGAGAGGCGCTAGGCGGTATCCTTGAGCGAGGCATCGAAACGGCTACAGAATCGCGGGTTGTCTATGGCAAGGTGATTGCTACGGCAAAGCTGAAGCAGGCAGCACTATTTAAATATGGGCTATGTGAACTGTTTGCTATGGCGTTGCTGGCTGAAGAGGCGCTGTTCATTGCCACTGGGGGAAAGCAAGGTCTACCATTGCTGGGCGATCGCAGTGTGAACTATCGGATCGGTGCAGTATTTATGCCTACGGCTCAAGATACCTTACAGCGATCGATTGTTGGACGTAATTTAACTGAGGTTGGCGTAAATTCAAAAGAAACAATGAAATGGATCTTCCCCGACAAAACAGAATCGGAAATCGACATGATGGTCGGCAGTGGTGGTATACCTATTCGCTACCTGACTCAAGTTATACAGATGTTTGCACAGGCAAACCAAACTTTGATCAATCCAGTCAACGGTTTACCCTACGTGGATGCCAACACTGGCGGCACGATCGCCGAAGCTTTCATACCCTTTATCCTTAACGCTTTATCTTATGGACGTGAATTTACCTCAATCCCCAACGAATCTGCCGGAAACTCCGGGCGGTTTGAACCCGCTGCCGTCGCCGCTGCCGTCAACCGTGCCCGACGCGGGAACCCCGAATTGGTATCAAGAAACGATCAACAACCTACTAGGGCGGATCAGCCAGTCGAACCCGCAGTCATCCCTGAACCCGGATCAACCTCCCGTTCCGGTGGGTTCTTCGACCTCAGCCGCTCCCCCATCCTCAACCTCTTCGAGCGCGGATCAGGTAGACGCAGATCTTGACGCGAATGGGTTTCCGCAAAATGATCAATATTTGTCAGATCAGGGGCTGAGTTTATCAGGGCTTAACCGTGAACTGCTCACTACACAAGATGAATACAACCAGTTTTTAGCGGCAATTATCAACCCAGAAACGCGATCGCAAACTTTAGCGGCATTCGATAAACAGCTAGCCGAGCAGCGTCCCCAGTTTCCCCCTGCGCCTGGGCAGCCTGTACCCACTAAGCTAGACCATCAAGACGCGCTAAACCGACTTGCAGCCGGGTTTAACCCTCCTGATGGCTCCATGCTGGCTGCTGCAAATGAGATCCCTTCTGACGTGCTAGCCGCTGGCATTTTGCAGAATCTTGCTCAATATCTTCCACTTCAGTATTAACTAAATGCCACAAACAACCGGATATGAACCAGAGGTTTTACTTTCTAGCTTGCTGCAAACTCGCACGGGCTTTTACCAAATGCGTCGGGCGCTGGAGGTGCAGCCAATCTGGGACCCTAACGTAACGCTTGGTCAATATGCCCAGCTTAAGCGGTTCCCTACTTTGGGCGATCGCGGGTTGTCCAAACAGCAAAGAACCCGTGAAGAGGATCAAATTATTGGCACAAATCGGACAGTTTCAGTCGATCCTAGAGTTAGGCAGGTGAAAGTTAAGGAATTTACTGGGCCCTCAACAGTAGATGGTTTGGCAGCGTGCCTGCACATCACTGAAGCGAGTATGCGTTTCGCGGTTAACGCCCTTTGGCAGAGGTCTAGGAGGAATGATTCTGTTGGTGGTTTAACGGAATTCCATCAGTCGATCGGCTCTATGCTGCTATCGGATGACTATGCCAGATTGGATGATCGCATCCTAGCTATGGAAGTCATGCGCTGCATCTTTAAATATAATCCTGGCGCCAAAACTGATGCAAACGTACTCAATACTGACAAAATTACGGTAGCTGACTTGCGTCGGATCAATGAACAACTATCTCGGATGAATACGGGATTCTTCCCAAATGGCAAACGCCGGATTGTGGCAGATGAACGCTGGATGCGGCATTTACGAGAAGATCCTGAGTTTCAACAGTTTGCGATCGCCATCATTCAGGGCGGTAACCCCCAGTCTCTGTCTCCGGTGGTTAGCCCTCCTATTACTGGTGGGATGAGGTCAACTGGACTTGGACCGGTTGCTGATTCGCCGCCTCCAGTGGTGTACATCTATGAAAACTTTGAGATATTCGTTACTAACACGCTACCGACTAAATTGATCACTACAACGAACGGTGTTCAACGCGCCTATTTAGCCTTGGCTTTTGGACCTGGTACGGTCGGTCAGGTGGTTGCAGATCGCGGTCCCAACGTGCGTAATTATGAAGGTCGTGACTATCAGCGGCATGAGTTTTTCATCTGGCAAATGTTTGGTGAATACGAATATATGCTTGACGATGATCAATTTTCAGGCACTTCGATTGAAATGCGTACATTTGCAAACTAAGGGGGGACTATGCCACAGAACCTAGGTAATGTCATTTATGGCAACAACGTCGCAATGGTGCAAGCTGACCCGGGCTGGATTACAGTCATCTGGCATGGCGTTGCTCTTATCGGAAGACCCGCGAAAGAGTGGGCAATTCTAGATAGTACCAATCAACCTTTGCAGGTGAGTGCAGGGAAACGAATTCGCGATCTTGCCTTTACGGTGCATAACCCGTGCGTTGGTACCCCTGGCGATCGCCTGAAAGTTGCGGCTAGCTTTGCCGATACTCAACCCTACGTCTGTCAATCCTTGCAGGTTGGTACTAATGGATTCTTACAAGATCAAGGAGTGCAGCAGATATCTAATGAAACCCTAATTGCCAACTTCAGCCCTAAGCTGTTTTTGCATGCTGGCAATATTGATCCTGGGACTCGGACACTGGAAGGAACTAACCAATCGCCCGTAGGTGCGACGGTTGCGCCGCCAAATTCCCCCCAAATTCGCCCAGTGCGGGTCGATGTGCGGGTTGTATTTCAAATGCTTGTGGGTGCCCCTACGGTGGATGATGGCATTTTGCTATCGCGTGAACAGGAACGTGAATTAAATATTATTTATCGGAGTGATTTGCTATGAATCGATCGCCAATTATTTTGACCCCTGATTATTTTGGTGATTTCTCGGTCGATGTTCCCTTAGATCAGTTGTTCTATAAGGGTGAAAAGATTGAAGCAGATGTTTTGCTGAATAACTCTGGTATGGTGCTTTGCTATCAGCCAAAAGGTGATGTTGCTGGGTTGCCTGACTTTATCGAACCGCACGAAATCAGCTTTAATAAATTCCCACCTGCACCAAAAGCAAGTAGCAAACGGATACCGCTAGATAAAGATGGAGTGGTCATTTAATGCCGATGCTGCTCTTTGCCGATGAAGAACGGGCTAAAAACCATCTGGGCTATACCAGTCGGGCGGTCCCGTTTGGCGATGAGGTGATTCTCAGGGTGGCATTGAATGATAACAGTCGCACGGTGCAATGGATTGCCTGGGCGGTGAAGCTGCTTGACCGATGCGATCGCACATTCGACGAAACCGAAACCGATGCACAAGATAGCGGTATTTCATCTCGGCGGGTACTCACGGGCGATCGCAATTATAGCGATATTGAATACCGTGCCCCATCCCAAAAGGAACGCGATCAGGCTTACATCGCTGAGACAGATCGCCTGGGGCGTTTCCTGGGGGCAACGAACTACAACAACCCCGACAATCATCAATATTTGAACGTGAGCGCGATGCGGCAATGAATAAACCTCGCACTCCTCGCAAACCTGGCACTGCAAACCAGGTTAAATCTTTTAATCCTCGCAAATCTGGAACTCAGGTTAGTTACTCACAACAGCAAACAGACCGCTATCGCTCCCTTGCTTCGCGATTAGAAAAGGCGCGATCGCTGGTGGGCAAAATCCAAGAAATACCGGGCGTTGGCACTCGGATGCTGTACCGCTTTCCAAGTACTCGTAGTCCTGAAGGCGGCTGGATCGTGATTGTGGATGAATCCGCCCCGCCCCGCCCGGTGCCTATCCTCCTTGATCCTCCGGGTGATCCGCCTACGGGCGGCGGCGGCGGTGGTTTGCCTACAACATCCACAGTGTTTGCGGTTGACCTGGGCGGTGTGCTGCCCTTGCCTGCCCAAATCTTGAGTGCGCAGGGGAACCCTGCCTATAGTGGACCTGTTTCTTTCCCCTACCTGCTGCCGTGGCTCAGCAACACAGTTTTTGCCCCTGGCGTAACCCTATCGGATACCGTAACGGCGATCAATGCTGTGCGGTTGATTGCGCCATTCACTCCAGCGGGGCAACCGATTTTAACGGCGGGGTACTGGGTGAGTAATGGCAAAATCTATAATTTTGTGGGTGGCTCAAGCGCGATCGTGCTGCTATTCCGCTATGTGCCTGAGCCGGGCGGCGTGATGCCAAATGCTTATCAATTCAATCCAGCATTACGGGAATTTAGATGGAACCATATCCCAGGAACTTGGAGTATTACTGGACTTCCGCCAAATGTAACCGCTTATCCGGTGGGTTTTGTCCCCGGCAGTCCCCCTCCGGTGACGCTGCCCCCTGATCCAGCAGATCCACCCCCTCAAGATCCACCATTGCCGATTGACCCTGATCGCGCCCATTATTCTTGTAATTGCCCTGATTACACTCGCACTGAGCTACAAGATAGGGACTCAGAATATCCCTCTCGTTGGCGCGATCGCGTCTGGACAGATAGCAAAGCTGGCGCTCCGGTGGATGATGACGGTAATGCCTATTGCGGGCATGTTTTAGCCAGTATGATAAAGCGCGGCGATCCTCTACCCTCTATAGGAACTTAACGATGTTTGAATTCAATGGTGGCACTTATCCAGGGGTCTGGGTGTATGACGGATCGGGCGCTCAGGTGATCGGTGTCAGGCTCTATCTGACTCCTGGCGTACTATCTGATCCCTATCCTTTGTCTCAAGTTAGGTTGGCTGGCTCCACCGTTGGCGGCATTGTTAATAGCAATATCGCCCCGGTGACCCCTCCTCCCGGTACGGTTTGGTATAACAGCGGCAATCAAATTCAAGTCGGTATCCCCGTAGGAAACTTTGGCTACTGGAACGGTACCGCGTGGATCTTAGTGGGTACTACATCTCCATCTTCTAATCAGATTGCCTCTAACACCGCTCCCCCCAGTCCGGTAACGGGTGCGGTTTGGCAGAATACTAGCGGCGCTGCTGCTGCTGGAGTTCCTCCGGGGAACTTTGCTTTTTGGAATGGAACAGGTTGGACTGTGCTTGGTGCTGCTACACCGCAAACAGGTACAGGGGGCGCTGCGGCGGCGGGTGTGATCAGCCTGAATAACCTGCAAGGGGCTATCAGTCTGGTGCAAGGCTCTGGGATGAATATCACCCAATCGGGTAATAGCTTGACCTTAACTGCAACAGGCGCGGCGGCTGGAGTTCCTGGGGTAACCTCGCTCAACGGTGCTACTGGGGGGGTGCAAATCCAAGGGGCTGGCGGTAATACCATCACTACAGCGGCAGGCATTGTCACGATTACAGCCGCGCCCCCCGCTAGCTCTGGGGTGGCTAGCTTTGCTTCTCGCACTGGGGCGGTGGTGCCTGCCTCGTCTGACTATCCCCCTGGCTTTATTGGCGCTGCGACCCCTGCTGCTATAGATAACGCGATCGCAAGCCATCTCGGCGCTTTTGATCCTCACGCTCAATATACCCGTGAAGTAGAAGTATTTGGCGCTGACTTCTTGGCTGCGAATGCTCCGCCTACGGGGGCTACGGCGGGTCAGATTTGGCGTAATACCAGTGGTGCTGCTGTTGCTGGCGTGGCGGCGGGTAACTTTGGCATCCTTACACCTGGTGCAACTTGGTTTGATGCTGGATCTCGCGCTCCCTTCCTGGTCAACAATGGCAGTACGCCAATTTCTACGTTATCACCGGGTGCTAACAATACGTTCCTGCAAACGATTAGTGGCACTGTTCAATGGGCTACTTCGGTGCCCGGTTCAATCAACGCTAAAGGCTTTTTGTCCGGTCTGGTGGCTGTGCGTAACGCGATCACCCCGCTAGCTCAGATTGACTTCGGCTTAGGCGTTGCCTGGGTGACAACGATGATAGAAAATGTCGCTGCCTTTACGAAGCGGCTGGATGCGATCTGGGCGGCGGGTAGTGGTAGTGGCGGCTTATTTAGTGGCGCTAGGGCTGCAAACACCTGGTATCACTGCTTTATCATGCAGAATAACACTACTGGGGTGGTTGACTTTGGGTTTGATACCTCAATCAGTGGGGCGAGTTGCCCTGCTGGCTGGACTCCGAGATTGATCTGGAGCATCCGTACCGATGTTAGTAGCAACATTATTCCTTTCGTGCAGGTGGGGGATATTTGCACATGGCTATCGCCACCAGTTGATCTTAATAACGTTGCAAATATCCCAAGCGCCAACGGTCAACTTTTCGCAATGTCTACACCCCTAGGGCTTTCTTGCCTCGCCCAATTCTCCGTATACGCTAACGGATCCTCTCAGATTTACTACCTCAGCAGTCCTTTAAGTGATGATTTAGTCGTGGGTCTGACCGGCTTAGGGCGGTATCATCTCCAGTCGGTCATACAACCCGGAGTAGTAATTCAGATTTTGACAAATACCGCATCTCAAATCCGCATTCGTGCATTTAGCGTTACAGCCGATATTGTCTCGGTTTCGACTGCTTTCTACATTCACCCTAGAGGACGTTAATCATGTTCGCTCAACGCATCGATGGCGAGATTACTGGATTGTTTGCTAACCTCCAGTCTGGATTTGCCGAGGAATGGCTAGAAGACGATGCACCAGAAGTTGTAGCGTATAACACGCCTCCACTAAAACCTAAATGGGCAGAGCTATATGATGCCTTAAAATCAAGCCCAGTCTACGCAAAACTCTTTGTAGCCTCAAGAGAGCCTGAAGCTAATACCAACGCTGCTTTACAAAATACGGTGAGGGTGGGCACGGCTTTGACATTGATCATGAGTGCGATCTCGAATAAAGACCTTGAAACCTTAGAGTTTGCGATTGACACTGCGCGCCTTGATTTAATAGCGATCGATGGTGACCTAACTACCGCTGAGCTTGAGTGGATCAATGATCAGCTAGAAGCAAACGATTTTGCCCTGCGTCTAGAGTGACTGGCGCTGCTACTCTAAAATCCGTGGTAGCTGTACCTTTGTGGAGTACAGCACTTGTCCAGTCTGTTCGATTGCGATGTCCTCTGCCATATCCAATAATTTATCCCGCAATGCGATCGCGTTTGGGAATTTTCCTACGCACAATCCATGCGCGATCATGCAAATTTCCCTGATTGCTTCTTGCTCCCATTTCGTCTTTAGGGGCGTTGGTACTGCGTAATCAACCTCCTCTTCTTCTTCTAAGGGTCCTAGCCAGTGAACCTGTGGTAATTCAATCATCTTCGCTTCCTCTAAGGGTTTTAGCCAGTAGTCTCTCTGCAATATTGGCAGCATGTTAGAAGCCGATTCCCCCCTCTATCCCTAGGCATCTGCCCGTGAATTCAATCTCGAACCGTGACTTGCGGAATGCTCGTTCTAGCATCGCTTTGCCGCGCTCGGCTTCGGCTCTGCTGTTGTACTCGCCCGATAAGTAACGACTATCGGCATATCGCCATAGCTGCCACTGTTTACCGCTATCGGGATGTTTCTTGATAAAACGGTTGTATTCCATTAGCTAAACCTCTTCTTTCAACGCTTTGGCAAACGCAAGATGATGCTTGAAAAGGTCGGCGATCGCGGCTTTTAGGGCTGCTTTATTAAAGCTGTTTGCCCAGAAAACCGTAAATATCACCTCGATTGCTTCCTCGGCTAATTCTTTGGCGACTTGATCAGTCATTGGTTCCGCTCCACATGATGCTTAGCTTGCCCAGTACTTTCGTTTTGATATGATTGGCGTGATTTTCAGCTTCAAAACGCGATTGATAGGTGCCGATTTTTGTCCAGCCAGGGCTATCTTCAGCCCGGTACATCACCATCCAGGGTTTGAGTTCAGTTTGGGTGTATATCATTTTGGTAATAAATGCGATCGCTTCCTACAACAAAAGCGATCGCGGAGTGTAGATATAATATCGATGGCATATACCAGCAATACTATACGCAATATACCAGGACATAAGGCAAAATAGATATAGGTTTGCTGCAATATTCCAACATTTGGTACTTTTAAATATGTTGATCACCCCATCCGATACCCGAATAGGTTCTGCCGAGTTTGGGGATTATCATTACGATCGCTTTTTGGTTTGGGCATTCGTTGATAGGCAAAGCAAAGCCGCGCTGCTGCGTAACCTGGCGGTGGCTCGAACTGATGCGAACAAGGACTTAATTGATGACAAACTCCAGTACTACTGCGATCTGTACAACCTGGGACAGGCTGAGCTACTGGAGCGGATTAGGCAGGCTGACTTGAAAGGTATTAGCATTCCGCAACTGCATAAGCTGCTATCTCCCCAACAGAACCCAACAGAAGAGGAAGTATGAAAAAGGTAAACAAAATTGAGGCATGTTTGGAAGGTGATGTGATTCAGATCAGAATCACTGTGAATAGCAATGCAAAGGCAAACCAGATTTTTGATTTGCTGGAAACCTTTGGCATTGAGCTTGTTCGGGCAGATCTTAATCGGGAATGGGAGAAGGAAGTATGAAAAAGCTAAAGGACTACGTGATTGAGATCAAAATCACTGCACCACCAGGGGCAAATGCGGCTAAGATTGTCGATTTGCTGGCAGCTTTCGGCGCGATCGTTCAATCTGGCGACGTGGCTAAGTTTGACAGGCTGCGCGAGTTTCTGCGGGTGCTGGAGAATGAATAACCTGGCTTTTGCTCCTGGCGATCGCGTCAGGTTCATCGGTGGTAAACACTCTGGCTCTACCGGGGTGGTGTTTGGCAAAAATGGGGAAAGGATTAAGGTAAGAAGTGATCAGCACGGCACGATCAAAGCTTTCGATCCGCTGCTCTTAGAATTTCTCCCTGGCATCCTGCCCGTAGCAGAACAACAGACGATCATTGATGGCTTCACGGGCGATCCTGAATGGATGACCTCACCCCCTCAAGAGGACTTCAACCCCTCAAGATCTGTGGACGAAACCCCTGCTAGTGCTGAGTCTCCCACTCTGATGACCTCAACCCCTCATTCTGAGGACTTGAACCCCTCAGAAGAAATGACCTCAACCCCTCACGATCTAGGGGCTGAACCCCTCACCTTACAAGCCCTGCGCGATCGCGTCGCGGCAACGGCTCTGACTGACTGCTGGCTAGAGTCGGCGGGGGGCGATCGCGTTAGGGTGCAGTACTACAAGAAAACTGGGAAGCCTGCCCAGTACATTGATGCTAAGGAAGCTGTGGAGATGCGATCGCGGATTGAGGCGGGTCGGGCGCTGAAGCATTGCGATGCTCTGCTGCGCTATCTGGCTCTTGAATAGAGTCATCTTCAGCGGGTATCGTGCCCGTCCCCTCGCACCAGTAGCAGCTTAATTCATCGCCTCTCCCTGTTCCGTTGCAGTCTGGGCATGGTTGCATTTTCATGATGTGTATTCCTTAAAAAGGATCCATGCATCCCAATACCTGCGATCGCATCCTTTTTTTTCAAAGCATCTCGCGCAGATAGAAAAGTTTATATTTAGTCCGGGAGAAACGATGTTCTCAAGACTCCCTAGGCTGCAATCGTTTTCCGAGACCCATTTGCGGCAATGATCACAGCGAAATTTTTCAGCTTTGCTCATGTCACCCCTTCTGTTGTCAGGCAGAAGCCCCAATCTTTGCGGAGTATCAGTAGCTCCTCAAGCTGGTCGTGCCAACCATCGAACCAAAGCTGTTGCAATTTGCCAAGGGCAAACGGGCGATCGCCGCTTATTAACGCTATATCAACCGACTGTTCAATCTGGCTAAGGCTAACTGGCTCAACTGGGAAGCCATAGGGTTCGTCTGTCTTAGGTTGCTGTTGCGTTGCCCTTGCCTTAATTGCCCCATTTGCGGTAAAACCGCCTTTTAAAGCTGCGTTGACAAAGCCTTGTGGGTTTCGTACCGTTCCCTTCGTTTGCTGTTCGCGTAGGGCTGAAATTGCGTTTTCTACAAGTCGGGCGGCGGCGGCGGCGGAACGGTTGCCAATCAACGCAGCAATTGTTTCCTGGATCGTTTTGTTTGGATTTATTCCTGATTCTTCCAAAATTCTGCAAAGTCTTTTTAATTCCATCGCTTGTTCTTCTTTGTTAAAGCTTTTGCTCACAATCAATTGTTCTTGTTCTTTTAAACTCTGTTGTATGGTACTTTTTGGCAAATCGGCTGTATCCCTTTCTGGTTCTACGTTGCAGGTTTCCTTTATATAAGGAATAGTCTCACCCATGAGACTTTTTTTCTCACCCATGAGACTTTTACTCTCACCCATGAGACTTTTACTCTCACCCATGAGACTTTTCTTGCATGGATGAGACGCTTTTGAGCCGCGTAAATTCCGCACCTGGATTTGATTAATCTGAATATCAAACAGCCCATGCTCAGCGAACTTGGCGATCGCTCGGTAGAAGGTTGCCTTGCTGATGTTGCATTCAGCCAGAATGCTCAGTAGGTCGGGCAATTCGGTGTATTCATCTCCAAATGGCTCGAATGTCGCTAGGTAGCTCCACAGTCGCCACTCTGCGGCGTGTAAGCCTATCTCTCGTAGCTCTCTAGCCATTTCTGCCGTGAGGGGGTAAAATTTGCTGATGCGATATGATTGTGTATCTCTCATAGATTGAGCCGTGCCTCTAGCACGGCTTTAATTTTTGCCCTGCGTGGTGTTAGCCGTGGGAGTTGCTATTTAAGATTTCGTCTATCCATCCGACCGTTATTTTGACCATCTCGGAACTTTCATTTGTATTACCTGGGCTTATACCCAGAAACCACCTCTGTATTGGGCATACGGAATTTTGGAAGGCAAAGAACCTTGTCTTGCTTTGACCGTTGACTTTTCCTGCGATTAAGGCAGATCGAAGCGTCTTTAGTTCCTGAAGCTGGGGCGCTGTCCTCTTGAAAAAATCTTCTTTGATCTGAATTAGGTTTGCTAATCTGATATCTGATCCTTTGAGATATGAACCCCTGAGATATGCATTTTCTAGATCTGCGTAATTTAGATCTGCTCCTCTAAGGTCCGTGTAACTGAGATCTGCCCCACTGAGATTCGCTCCCCTGAGATCTACACCCCTGAGATCCGCGCCTCCTAGATCTGCACATTTCAGGCTGGCGTAACTGAGATCTCCACCCCTGAGATCTACACCCCTGAGATATGCGTAATCTAGGTGGGCACCCCTGAGATTTGCACCTTTTAGGTTTGCATTTCCTAGATCTGCCCC